CGTTTCGGGGCTCCAAATGGTGAACGTCACCTTGACGATGTTCATGAACTACGGAACTGGCGAAATTGAAGCCACCCTGTTTGATCAGGTCGGCGACGGCACCACCACTCTGGTCATCTCACCAGCAGGCACAACCGAGTCTGCAAGTAACCCTGAGTACACGATCACTAATGCGATGTTGGCTTCGTTTACGCCGATCGTAACGACCGTTGGAGAGCTCAGCCAAGTAAGCGTCAGTTATGTCGGCGGCACTTGGGTGCGCGACATCACCAACCCGTAATCATTAACTAACCAAAGGACCCCGACATGATTGGCATGACATTAAAAGTAGAAATGGCTGACGGTGAAACATTCGAAGCACCGATCACTTACGGAGTTGCGTGCAGGTGGGAAGATCACCACCCCACGCTCTCCGTGGGCCGTTTCTTAGAAGATATGAAATTCAAGCCTCTCGCATGGTTGGCTTGGGATGCGTTACGAACCAAGAAGATTGTGGTTCCGTTGTTCAGCACTTGGGTAGAGAACGTCATGGATATTACGTTTCTCCCAAAAGCCAAACAGGGCCCGCAGGAAGAGCCACAAACCTGATCGCGCAGCTCGCTGTTCGTACAGGCATCAGTCCGTTGGATCTGATGGAAACACCAGCCCAGATCGTTGACGAAATGATCAGGTTGATAATTGAACAGAACGAGAGCAGAAAATGAGTTTAGGGATTGATCTGAAACCAACTGGCCTAAAAGAGGCGTTGCGGACGATTAACTCCATTGATCCTAAATTGCGTCGTGCTTACGGCAAACAAATTCGAGAACTTGGCAAAGTTGTTGTTGACGCAATTACACCGCTTGTGCCGTCATCGGCGCCAATGTCTGGAATGGAAAACAATGCTCGGACTGGTTGGAAGGGCGGCCAGACTAAGAATGTTGTTGTCAAGACCAACACTCGAAAAGCGCGCAAACGCAACATTAAGCAAGGCGCTAAATACGAAACCATAGGAACGATAACTGTTGGCACTAAGGGCGCCGCTCTTGCGATTACAGACATTGCAGGCAAGGGCCCAAACCGCACCAGAAACCGAAACCCAAAAAGGGCAAGGCCCAACATGGTTTCAGTCTTAGATAGTCGCATGGGACGTCCGTCGCGCATGATTTGGGCTGGTGGCGAAAAAGCAATTCCTGATTTTCAACGCGCACTGCAACCAGTGGTTAAAGAAGTAATCTATTTGGCGAACCAAGAACTGATGAGGATTCACCGCTAATGGCAATCAACATTCCGATTATTAGTGAATTCTCAGACGATGGAATCAAAGCCGCTAAAGCCGCTTTTGCCAACTTCAAAACAGCGGTCGCCGACGCTGAAGGCGGAATGGGCAAATTTAAAGCGGGCTCAAAAGTTGCTTTAGATGCTGTCGCCGCTAACGCTGGTACTTTTGCGCTCGCAGCCGGTGCCGCAGTTGGCAAGTTTGTTGCTGACGGGATTGCCGCGTTCCAAAACCTTGCATTGTCAGCGGGTAAGTTCGCTGATGCAACAGGTCTCGCCGTAGCAGACGCATCGCGCTACATCGAAGCTGCAGGTGACATCGGAATACCGATTGATGCTGTCAGAACTGCTATTGGCAAATTAAACAAAACAATCGGTGCCGACCCCGACAAAGTCCGCAAACTTGGCGTTGACCTTGCTTATCTCAAAGACGGATCTTTAGACGTCAACCAAACATTCAAAAACACCATTGACCGACTCAAAGGCATTAAGGACCCAGCAGAAAAAGCAAGAGTCGCTACTCAGCTTCTAGGCAAAGGCTGGCAAGAAATGGCAGTTCTGATTGAGGACGGGTCAGCAAAACTTGACGCAAGCCTTAAAAGTGTTTCGGACCAAAAAGTCATTTCTGAAGAAGAACTAAAAATGGCTGAAGATTATCGCGACGCGATGAACGGCCTTGGCGACGCTACAGAGGACCTAAAAGTTAAGTCGGGTCAACGGTTGATTCCAATGGTCACTTTCTTAACTCAAGGTGCAACCGCCGCTTTAAAGTTTGACGACAAGGTCACTGAACTATTTAAAGACATTGTTGGTAACGGTACGCAAGCCGAAAAACCATTAAGCGAGTTGGCAGGCGTTTTAGATGAAGGTCGGATCAATGCTGGAGCGTTTAAGACAGCAATTCAAAACGCTAAAACACCATTAGACAATTTGGCGACCTCGGCAAGTAATGTCACTGTTGCAATCGTTAACGCTGATACTGCTTGGAGAAATTTGACCGATCAATTCAACGAGGTTCTCGCTTTAGACAAAGCCACTGAAGCCCTCGGCAAAATGGAAGCCGCCGCCGAGGAAGCGTTTGCAACTGGGGCTTATGACGACCTAGTTACCTACAACGAAAAAGCCGCCGAGTTCATGGAAATCCTCGCCGAAATATCTGGGCAGATGGACGGTATTTCATCTAAAGAAATTCTGATTCGTTTCCAAACTCAAGGTCCAGCGGCCGCGCTTGAATTGGCTGGCTATCTCGCCCGCGGTGCCGAGTACGGCGGTCTTAGCGCCGCCGACGCTCTCGGACTTGCTGGAATATCTACAGGCTCTAATAACGTCAACGGACGGTTTCGTGGCGCTAGAGCTAACGGTGGTCCGGTCATGGGCGGTAGTTCGTATCTTGTTGGTGAGCGTGGTCCTGAACTGTTCACGCCGTCGTTGTCTGGGAACATCACACCCAACAACGCTTTAGGCAGCGGTGGCAACATAACCGTCAATGTCATGTCGGCAGACCCCAACGAGGTGGTCAAGGCATTGCAGGCGTACAACCGCAACGTAGGCCGTTTACCCGTAAGAGTCCAATAATGGCTTACGGTTGGGTGTTTAAATATGGTGCTGGATCAACAGTTTTTACAACTGACGTCTTGTCGTTTAGCGGTGTTGATGGTCGACAAAACTACAACGACAACTACGCAGGTGGTTCGTTCAATATCACCATCAAAAACAACACCAACCAAATAGCCAACTTTCCTCGTGGCACAAAGGTCGTAATCTTTTTTACTACAGGAAACCCTGCATTTCAAGGCACCGTGTCAAATATTGATTTTAACGACTACCCCGGCAACACAGGTTTATCAACAGCAACTATTACCTGCATTGACGAAATAACTAGAGCAGGCAAATGGCAACTTAAAGAGTTTGTTGGTTACTCCGCCGCCAAAACTGTTGAACAAGCCAAACAAACCAACTTTTCGTTTACAGGGTTTGATACGCCTGAAGTTTTAGAACTTGGTAGCACAGGTGATTCGAACGCTTCAGGTGTTGCCAGTTATAGCGGCACAATTCTTAACAGGCTTAACTTGTTGTGCCAAACAGAAAAGGGTCAATTGTCGGCTAGGGATAGCGGTATCTATTTTGCTAATCGTGGCGCAATATCAACTAGCCCAGCGCCCGTGTCGTTAACTCGAAGCACGGTCAGTAGTACGACTATTGCTTACGAAGATTTTAAACGAATAGCGGTCGGCGACAACTTTTATAACCAAGTAACTGTCACCCCTGAAACAGTGGCCGAACAGCAAGCCAACAACACGACCAGCCAAACGGCTTACGGTGTCTCTGGGTACTCAATTACTACGGTTGACGCTTCAACTACGCAAGCTGCAGGGTTGGCTAGTTGGTTGGCAAATATGCAGGGCGACCCGACCACGTTGCGTTATGAAGTTACTTTTACTGACGCAGGTAACAACAGCACCGCTTTTACTGATCTGTTGTTGGGTTTGCGTGTCTTTTTTGATGTCATGTTGTCTTTGCAATGGCAGGCCCAAGGGCAGTCGTTGCAGACAGTCAACACGGTTTATGAGGGTATGAGTTATTCGGGTACACCGTCTGAGACTCGTATTACTTTGTATTTGAGTCCTAACGAGTATTACCAGTATTTCATTCTTAATGACGCAGTAAATGGTATTTTGAACACCAGTCGACTCGGCTGGTAAAGGAGAAACATTATGGCTACACCACCAGATTTCAGTTCGGGCGCAGTCCTGACAGCGGCACAGATGAACGGTGTCGGCTTGTGGAAAGTCGGTGCCTATACGCTTTCAGGAGTCACGACTCAATTTGTAGGCGTATTCAGTTCAGACTTTACTAATTATTTAGTCAAAATAGACAATTTTAATAACAGTTCTGCTACGACACGAGCAATCACTGTTCAAATGTTAAGCGGCACCACCCCTGCAACTGCCAATTATACTTCAAATACTGTGGTGCAATTTGGGGCAAGCAGTTTGTCGGGTTCAGGTGTCGCTGGTAGTTCAATGGATATAACTGCCGTTTCCACTAACGCAAATGGTGCAGGTTCTCTTGAGTTAGAATTTTTTAATCCAAATAATGCTTTGAACACATTTGTATTAATTAAAAGTTACACATATCAAAGCAATGTGACTGCGTTTGTTCATCGCAACGGCTCTCACATTCATGGAGCCGCTACTGCCTATAACGGTTTTGCCATTAGTGGCGTAACAGATAGTTTAAGCGGAAATGTCACTATTTACGGATACAGGAAATAATTATGAACAAACCACAAATAACTACTCATTACGCAGATGGCACAGTTTCAGAAACTCGTGACATGACCGATGAAGAAATAGCAATTATGGAAGCAAATGCAATGTTGCCAGTTTTTCCTAATTTTGCTAATGAAGAACCAACCGAGCCATGAAAACTCTTGCCGTGATCGCCGCTCTTGCCATCGCCCTGATGTTTGTCGTTACTGGATGCAACGACCGCACTCGACACACCTGCGAAACTAAACCAACAGCCACAAGGTGCGACCAATGAAGAAATACACAAACTCTGAGATCAAGGCCCGACTCATCCTCATCGTCGGTATTGCTTTAGCCGTTGCGTTTCTAGGATCAACCGCAGCTCTGCTTTACGGACTGCTATTTGTTGTCCAGCCATTAGACGTCAGCCCGAACGACGAAAGTGCATGGTCGCTATTGTCGCCCATGATGCTGTTCCTGACCGGGGCACTGTCTGGAATCCTCGCCTCCAACGGCCTTAAAGACAAGGGAGAAAAA